ATCACGTTCAATCTTTGTTTCTAATTGATTGATTGTGTTGTTAGCAATTTTTAAAGCACGTTGCATAATCATTTCTGGGCTGTTCCATGCTTTTTCAATTTGGATGAAATATTGTCTTGCACGTTTACCGGGTTCACTACGTTGAATCATTGCGATTTCTTTTGCAGTGTCTAGTGTGAGTGCGTGGTCTAAATAATTAATAGCGTTACCTTGAGCTGTTACTCTTTTTTGAGTAAGAGCTGTATAATCAATATTTTCTTCAAAGCCATAATTAATCATTCTTTCAAACCAATCGTTATATCTTGTCTTAACTTCTAATGCTTGATGAAGTTCTCGACCACTGATTGCGATTTCTCCATTTTCTTTTTCTTGTATGTTGAACATTTCTCCGATGTTCGATTTTGTTTGTAATGCTTGCATAATGTTTATGCTCCTTTCGTGTATAATGTTGTTATCAACCTAAGGAGGTGATAAGTATGAAAGCTTGTTTATATCTTTCTAATGATAAATTTGTTGAAATCAATAATTTAGAAAAAGTGATAAAGTCAGGTCATCGCGGAACTGTTGAAATATCAAAAGAAAAAATTAAAAGTTCCTTGTTCACTAATGGCTCATATACTTTTGTTGGAGACAAAATAGTAGCTATCGCTTCAGCTAAAATCGAATTCATAGAATTTATCGATTAATCTCTTTAAGCAACTCTGCAACTGCTCGCAACAGTTCAGGGTTGTTTCTTATTTCTAAATTACTGTTTGCATGTTTTAGTAAATTGAGTTTTAATTTACTTCTTTCTTTAGCGATTCTAAATTTTTGTAACATTTGTTGTTCCTCCTTTATTCGAAATCATCGATGGTTAATTCTGAAACTCTCTTTTCATAGATATATAAATAATAATTTTTGATATCTCTGTAAAATTTTGCTGCTAGGTTATATTCACTTTCACTCAAATCTGAATTAAGCGTCACTCCAAAAATCGATAATGTTAATTTTCTAATATGATCATGAACATCTTGTACATAAGCTTTTTGATGAATTGATTCGAAGCCATGCTGATACTTTTTTAGTGGAATCGGATGATTAAGCTTCCTCAATCTTCCTAGTGACAAATCTTTTGCGAAATTGAGTTTTTTATTGATTTCTTCTAAATCGTCATTATTGATTCTTACTTTACTGAAAATTGCACCTGAACTGATTGGTTTCTCGCCTTTTATAGCATTTCTAACTTCTTTCGCTATAATTTCTTTCAACTCTTCTTTGGTTAACGTGATTTGTTCCATGATGTCCTCCACTTTCTAGTTCATCAAACGTGAACTTTTTCTTTAAAAAAATATAAATGTATTTTTTCTACCGGTATACCTAGCAATTGTATAGCTTTCCATATTTCGCTATCTTTCCACCCAACTTTTCCGTTGAGTTTTAAGGATAAGCTTCTCTCGGACAACTTCATAGCAATAGCGAAATTGTACTGAGTGCCATACTTTTCAACTATCTTACCACTCAAACGCGAGTAGTCGTAACACATAAAAAACACCTCCTTTGAAGTTCATGTATCGTGAACTTAACTATACTTTACACCTCGTTTTGAATTAAGTCAACACAAAAATTCATGTTTTATGAACTTTTTTATTGAATTTTTGTTCAACAAGGTTTATTATAAAGTTATCAAACGGAGGTGCACTAAATGAGAGAAAAAGTTTCAAACAGACTAAAACACATCATGAAAATAAGAAATTTAAAACAAGTAGATATCATTAATAAATCGAAACCTTATCAAAAGCAACTAGGTATATCTTTAAGTAAAAGCACTTTGTCTCAATATATTAACGATGTACAATCTCCTGACCAAGATAGAATTTACCTACTTTCTAAAACTTTAAATGTCGGTGAAGCGTGGCTTATGGGATATGATGTAAATTCTTATCGCGTACCCGATGAAGAACGCCAAGAGGAAACTGTGATGTCAAAAATTAATAACATATCATCTCAGCTCACGCCTCCAAGACAAAGCAATGTACTCAACTACGCGAATAGTCAGTTAGATGAACAAAATAAAGTCACTTCTATAGATGAATATAAAGAATCTAAGTTAGTGTCGTATATTGCGTGTGGCGCAACTGGTGCTGGTATCGGAGAAGAATTGTACGATGATATATTACACGAAGAAGTATTTTTCAAAGAAGACGAAACGCCATCAAATGCTGATTTTTGTATTTTAGTTAATGGTGATTCAATGGAACCTATGTTAAAACAAGGAACATACGCTTTTATTAAGAAAGAAGATTCTATTAAAGATGGTACAATTGCACTCGTTGTATTAGATGGAGTAAGTCTTATCAAGCGTGTAGATATATGCGAAGACTATATTAATTTGGTATCTCTAAATCCGAAGTATGATGATATCAAAGTCGCTTCGTTTAGTAATATTAAAGTAATGGGCAAAGTTGTATTGTGATTAATAACGCCTATGTGGCGCGAGGAGGATGAGGGATGGAAGAGAATAAAACTTTAAAAGAATACTTGCGTAATTTTTTAGAAGGTTACAAATATGTAGTTGAAAACAGATACATTTATCAGTTTAGTAGTAATCCGGAAGCCTTCCCATTCATGAGAAAAGACGATTACAAGATTTCGATATTTTATCTAAATCAATCTTTTTTTGAAGAACCTTGCATCGTTGTTATCTCAAATGACAGTAAATTAAAAGAAATATATAATTTTCGTAATACTGATATCAAACATTTGTCTAAACACTTTACTTCATACATATATGATTCTAAAAAGTATGTAGAAGAACAATCCGGATTATTAGATTTTAATAACTACATTTATTACACGTCTATTTACTACGGAAAATATATCGGGACTGTAATAATACAAAACAATTTAGATTTATTTTTTAATTATGGCAAACGATTAGCTAACGATCATTACAATACATTGATATCGAAGTCGAAAGAGAAATTGATAAACAAAGCACATGATGAAATACAACCGTTCAACCACTTAGATTTAAATAGCATGAAAAAGATTGTTGATGATATAACTTTTTCTTATCAAATAGAACAAGGATTACAAGCTTATAAAAGGGAGTTGTATTTGCCAGCTGCAGCAACCTTTGCTGTTGCTATAGAGACGTTTTTAATCAAATTAAAAAAAGTGAATAAAATCAAACATAAAGACACCGATTCAACTATGTACACCAAATTATTAGGAGAATTAACTAAAGAGGGTAAAGTGAATTATAGAACCAAAAAACGGGTAGAAATTGCTTATAGTATGAGAAATATAATCAACCATTCACAAGCCGGTGCAGTAGCCAAAGGTGATTGCGACTTCCTTTTAAACACACTAAAGGACATCGTTGATGAAAACGAAAGAATATTAACCGAATACAGTAAATCAATTAATAAGACGGAATAAATAGATATCCTTGTATTCGGACTCTATTTTTAACATAATTTGTTCATAAATTTTTAATTTAAGTTCTTGTTCATCGTCATAAATATCAAATTCACTACTATAATTTTCAACTGATTCTTTTATATAAGCTATTTCTGCGTCAGTAAACTTTACGCACATTTCATCACCTACTTTTTATTTTATTATATCACATTTAGTACCTAGTACTAAATTTCGGGTAGCCCGCCTACCCTTATTATTTTTTTGCCAATTTTGAGGAGGGAGAAGCAAAATGCCAGTATATAAGGATGATAATACAGGTAAATGGTATTTTTCCATTAGATATAAAGATGTATACGGTAATAACAAACGAAAAATGAAGCGTGGGTTTGAACGTAAGAAAGATGCCAAACTAGCCGAAAGCGAATTTATACAAAATGTTAAATATGGATACTCGGACAATCAACCCTTTGAATATATATTTTTTAATCGTTTAAAAAATGAAAATCTTTCTGCACGCTCAATAGAAAAGCGAACTACAGAATATAATACTCACATAAAAGAAAGGTTCGGAAATATCCCTATTGGCAAAATCACTACTACGCAATGTACTGCTTTCAGGAATTATTTGTTAAACGATGCAGGTCTTTCTGTTGGCTATGCACGATCTGTGTGGGCAGGTTTTAAAGCAGTTATCAATTACGCCAAAAAGCATTACAAGCTCTTATACGACCCCACATTATCGGTAACTCCTATTCCCAGAACAAAACCACAAGCTAAATTTATCACTCGTGAAGAATTTGATGAAAAAGTAGAACAAATCACAAACGATACTTCTCGTCAGCTAACTAAACTGTTATTTTATTCTGGTCTTAGAATAGGCGAAGCTTTAGCTTTGCAGTGGAAAGATTACGATAAAATAAAAGGCGAAATTGACGTAAATAAGAAAATCAATTTAAGTAATAGAGAAATTGAATATAATCTAAAAAAAGAAAATTCTAAAGGGATAATACCTGTACCAAAATTAATTAGAGAGATGCTTAAAAACATGTATAATGAATCTTCTAAAAGATATAAATATTTTGACGAAAACTATTTTATATTCGGGGGGTTAGAACCTATTAGATACGTTACCTATTCGTATCATTTTAAATCTGTATTCCCGAATCTAAAAATACACCATTTAAGACACTCGTACGCAAGCTATTTAATTAATAATGGTGTAGATATGTATTTATTAATGGAATTAATGAGGCACTCTAACATTACAGAAACAATTCAAACGTACTCTCATTTATATACTGATAAAAAACATCAAGCTATGAACATATTTGATTAA